AGCACAAGCCTGCGTTCTGGTGGGCGGAAGCTGGCGCGATCACCAAAAGTCTCGGGCCGTTCCTGCGCAAGCGTATGCTGGAAAAGCGCGTGTTCTGCGCAATTGATCCGATTGCGCCCGCCGTCGATAAGGAGCAGCGCGCGCAGGCGATACAGGCGCGCAGCGCCATGAAGATGGTGCACTTCCCGATCTGGACGCGCTGGTGGGCGGAGGCGCAGGACCAGATTCTGAAATTTCCCAATGGCGCGAAGGACGATTTTGTAGATACTCTCTCGCTCATCGGTCTGGGGCTGGCGAAGATGCGACCTCGCCTCCACCAGAAGCCACCCGAACAGATTGTGCAGGAAGGCACGTTCCGCGCGCTGTGGGCGCAGACGAAGCGCCGTGAACAGCGCGAGCGCGCTCGCAGGAGTCTTTCGGGATGGCTATAGGACCGTCAACCGACGTTCCGCTGCCCGGTCAGCCGCCGCCGGGTGACAACATCGACGCCCTGATGCAGATGCTCGCCGCCGACACTGGCGGCGACACCGTTCCGCGCGAAAGACCTGATCCGCCGGAAGCGCGCGCGGCGCTGGTGCGCTCATGGGTTGGGCGTGTGAAATCGGCAAAGGCGCACTGGAAGAAAGCCTTCGACCGCATGGGCGAGGACGAGGACTTCTGCTTCGGTCAGCAGTGGTCGAAAAATCCAGATGACAAACGCTACGTTGCCAATCTGACGCTGCGATTGGTGGCGCAGAAAACTGCATTCCTGTACGCCAAAAACCCGAAAGCGATTGCGCGCAGACGTGAGCGGCTCGACGCCACTGTCTGGAACGAGTCGCAGTCGCAACTGCAGCAGATCATCGCGACCGGCGGCATGCTGATGAACCAAGCGATGCAGCCGGGCGGCATGATGGGGCCGACGAACGGTGCGATGAACGGCGCAGCGGCAGGTCCGATGGGGCCGATGGCCGCGGTAGCGAGCAACCCGGCGATGATGGGTGCGATGCAGCCGATGATGGCGGTGATGCAGGACGCCGCGCGCGTGAAGTCGCAACACGACATGCTGGACAAGCTCGGGCGCACGCTCGAACTGCTCTACTCCTACAACGTCGGCGAACAGATTCATCCGTTCAAGTCGATGATGAAGCTGGTGGTGCGGCGCACCGTCACTTGCGGCGTCGGCTATGTGAAACTCGGGTTCGAGCGCGTGATGCAGCGCAAGCCCGATCTGGAGAAAGGCATCGCTGAAGCAGGCGAGCGGCTCGCCACGCTCGAACGGCTGTCAGCCGATCTGTCCGACGAGATGTTCGACAGCAACGCCAAGGAGGCCGAGCAACTGCGTTTGCTGATCGAGGACATGTCCCGGCAGGTTGAGTTTATTGCGCGCGAAGGCCTTACCTTCGATTATCCGCTGTCGACCAACATCATCCCCGACCCCAAGACGCAGGAGTTGCGGCATTTCATCGGAGCCGACTGGGTGGCCGAGCAGTTTCTGCTCACACCGCACGACGTACAGGAAATCTGGGGCGTCGACGTCGGCAAATCGTATACCGCCTACCATCGTGACGATGTGCGCGGTGCTGATCCGTGGACGCTGACCGAATCGAACTGGACCGGCAAGGCCAGCGATGACAAGGAGACCGATTTCTGCTGCGTCTGGCAAATCTACTGCCGCAAAGACGGCCTCGTGTACAACGTCTGCGATGGCTACGAGGATTTTCTCAATGAGCCAGCATCGCCGGAGATTTACAACGAACGGTTCTGGCCGTGGTACACGCTGATTTTCAACGAGTGCATCCACGAGAAAGAAATCTATCCGCCGTCCGACGTGCGGCTGATGCGCGACATGCAGAAGGAATACAATCGCTGCCGCGAGGGCCTGAAGGAGCAGCGCATTGCGGCGCGCCCGTTCACCGCCGTCGTCGCAGGCTCGATGGACGAGGATGATCTCGACAAGCTGTCAGAGCGCGAGGCGAACGCCATCGTCGAACTGAATGCGCTGCAGCCAAACCAAGACATCAAGAACCTGCTGCAGCCGTTCGCCGGTCCCGGCATTGATCCCAATCTGTACGAGGTCAATCCGGTGTACGAGGACATCCTGCGCACCACCGGCATTCAGGAAGCAAATCTCGGCGGCACGTCGGATTCCACTGCCACGCAGGCGCAGATTGCCGAAGGCAGCCGCATGACGTCGATGGGCTCGAACATCGATGATCTCAATGACATGCTGACGCAGCTTGCCCGCAATGGCGGGCAGATTTTGCTGGCCGAGGTTTCATCGGAGACCGTGCGCAAGATTGTCGGCGAGGGTGCGGTGTGGCCGGAATTTTCGCGGCAGGATATTTCGCAGGAGGTGTTGCTGGAGATCGAGGCAGGCTCGATGGGCCGACCGAACGCAGCGCAGGAGGTGGCGACCGCCCAGCGCATCTATCCGCTGCTGATCCAGTTACCCGGCATCGACCCAGAATTTCTGGCGAAGGACCTGTTGCGGCGCATGGACGACCGGCTCGATCTCACACAGGCGTTCAAGTCGCAACTGCCGTCGATTGTCGCGATGAACGGAATGATCCGTGGACAAGCGCCGGGTGCGGGTGCGCCTGCCGGTGCTGCGCAGGGACCGCAGGGCGCGGACAACGCCGCGGGACCGGCAGAGCAACCGGCAGGTGGCGCGCCGGATATGGCGGGTATGCTCGGCGGCGCTGCCCCGCCGGGTGCGGCTGGCGCGATGCCCGGCACGGATACTTTGCAATAGAAATTTTTCGGGCGTATGGTCTCGCCCGCAGGGTTGAGTTCATGGGCATTGAGGTCTGGGCCAGATGGCCGACGACTCAACGCCCGCCGTCGACACGACGACGACCGCGCCGCCCGCGCCAGCACCCGCTGCTGAACAGGTAACTCAACCGAGTCCCGGCGAAACTTCTGCGCCGTCGCCAAGCGCAACCGAAACCCAACAGGGCGAAACCCGCGAAACCTTGCTGCAGCATGTGCAGAAGGCGGTCTCCGAGCCGCGCACCTCGCATGCAGAGCAGGATGCGGGAGGCGTTCCGCTCGCGCCCGCTGCTTCGTCAGGAGCCGCGCCATCAACCGACGCCGCCAGATCGGCAGATGACGATCTGCCCGACGAGGTGACGCCGGAAGAACTTGCCCGCTACCACCCAAGTGCCAAACGGCGCGTTGAAAAACTCATCGACCAACGGCGTGCACTACGGGCCGACGTCGACCGGCTGAGAGCGCTCGAACCGCAGGCTCAAGCGGCTGACAGCGTCACCAAATATCTCCGCGACAATGACATTGCGCGCGATGATTTTTTGCTGACGCTCGAACTCGCAGCGGCGATGCGGCGCGGCGACTTCAAGACGTTCTATGAAGGCGTGCGACCCTACATGCAACTGGCCGAGGAATATCTCGGCATCGCACTGCCGAACGATCTGCAACAGGCAGTGCAGCAGGGGCAGATGACATCACAGGCGGCGCGCATGTTCGCGCGCGAGCGCATGGACCGGGCGCTGAGCGAAAGCCAGCGCGTCCGACAGGCGCAACTGCACGACAATGCCACCACTGTGATGGCTCAGCAGCACCTCGCCAATGCCGTACGCGATGAGGTCAATAAGTGGGAACAGGCAACGATGGCCGCGGACCCCGACTACGCAGCGAAAAAAGCCGCTGTGCAGGACACGATGTGGGCTGTGGTGCGCGAGAATGGCGCGCCGCAGTCACCGGAACACGCCGTCAACATTGCCAAGGAGGCATACCGGCGTGTGAACGAGCGCTATCGCTCATGGACGCCTCCGCGCCGTCCAACATCGCCACAACCGCGCAGCACAGGCCGAACCAACGGCGCAGCGCCCGAACCCAAGACTCTGCAGGAAGCAGTAGCACAGGCCGTCGAGCGCGCGCGCCTTTGATTAAAGGGCGAGTGCAATGCCGACCTATACCCAGCCGTTGCTGGATCACATCACAACGGCTGCTCTCGACTGGTGGCTGAACAAAGGAACGGCGTTCCAGCAGGCCATTCAGGAAAAACCCTTGCTCGCGATGATGGAGAGCAAGGCCAAGACGTTCCCCGGCGGCAAAGGCGACATCGTGATCTCCGTCAAAGGCGATTACGGCAACACCGCTGCACCGGGTACGGGCGACAAACTTGTCGGCTATCAGCTTGACGACAGCGTGACCTACTACACGCCCGCCAACCTGAAGCAGGCGCGTTACCCGTGGAAGGAGCATCACATCGGCATCACGCTGACGCACTCGGAATTGAAAACCGATGGCATCACTGTTGTCGACACCAACGGCGAGGACACCAGCGAACACTCGGGCCGCGACGACACCGTTCTGGTCGGGCTGCTCAACGACGCGCTGGAGGATTTGAGCGAAAGCTATGCGCGCTCGCTCAATAACCTGCTGTGGACCAACGGCACCGCCGACCCGAAGGCATTGGCCGGGATGGCGGCAATCGTCACCGACAATCCGACCACCGGCACGGTGGCTGGCCTTGATCGGGCAACCAAGACGTGGTGGCGCAACCGCGCTTACACGTCGGCGATGGAAGCAGCGGTGGCTGGCGACGGTACGCTGGCCGCATGGGGCGGCGCGCCGATTCAATCGTCGGCAACCGGCGGCGGTGTTTTGATTGCGCAATTGCAATCCGAATACCGGCAACTGTCGCGCTACGGCGGTCGACCGAACACGGCACTGGCGGGCAGCGATTTCCTCGCCGCGCTGGAGACCGAACTGCGGTCGAACGGCAGCTATTCGATGCAAGGCTTCGCGGGCGGCAAGGACGTCTCGGTCGGCACCATCAGCTACATGGGCACCGATTTCGAGTACGACCCCACGCTCGACCAGCTTGGCAAATCGAAGCGCTGCTACTGGTGGGACAACCGCGACATCTACCTCGTGAAGATGCAGGACGAGTGGCGGCATCAACACTCGCCCGCGCGCCCGCCTGACAAGTACGTCCTCTACCGAGGCATCACCTCAACCGGGCAATTGTGTGCGAGACGCCTCAACAGCGCTCTCGTGATCGACATTGCCTGAGTGCGAGCGCCGGGACTTGGTCCGAGTTTCGACTCGGGTGGCTCCGGTCCCGGCGCAAGCCACACGAAAGGACACGCGATGAAAATGCACTGGTGCACCGGCAGGATAAATCTGTCCGGTCAGAATTTCACAATTCTGGTGATCGACAAGCTGGAGCCGATCTCGTGGCCGGAAGCGCAGGTGCTGATGGCGCTGCACGGCGAGGAGAACGTCTACGATCTCAAACCCTGCGCGATCTCGGAGATTGCCGGGCCGCGCACCGAGAAAAATCGTCTGTTGCTGAAGTACGGGCTCGTGGTCGAAAAAGTTTTCCCCGGTCACACGCCGCGCATGGAGGCGCTGATGCCGGGCGAGCCGCAGGATCAGCCGCACGCCGATGCGGAAGGCAAGCCGGACGGCAACGGCAACGGCGACAAGCCAGCGCCAACGCCTGCACCCGATGACGACGAGGACGAGGATGAGGCCACGCGCGGTGCCGATCCGCCTGCCGGTCCCGCAGTGTTCAAGCCGGGCAGACATCAGCCGCCGCACAAAGGTGCCTGATGCCGGTCGGAGTGGCACTGGTCGATCTGCGCCGTGATCTGCGCGCCGAGACCGGGCAGTCGCTCAATCCGGCGCAGAACGTACAGTCGCAGCAGAGCCAAGACATCCAACTCGACCGTCAGCAGCGCGAGTTGTGGGATGC